CACCTGGAGCCGGTCATGGAACTCTTTTTTTACCTGAGCAATCAGCGCCCCATGGCGGCCGGTGGCATGGGCCCACCCATCCCTCGCCCGATCCCCGTGCAGGATATTTGGCTGGTGGCGCCTGACTATGGGATTGACCCCGCGTACTTTTTGCGTGTTACTGCAGAGGCAGATGGGTTATACATAGAGAATCTGTTAAAGCAGATTGAGAAGAACTCGAAGAAAGGGCACAAAAAATAATGGCTGACATTGCTAAATTTGGAATTGAAATTGACCCGAAAGACGCAGTGCGGGGCGCCGATAAGGTGGAGCAGTCGCTGGAGAAAATCGGCACCGAGGCCGTGCGCACCCAGCAGAAGGTCGACAAGAGCTTTCGGCGGCAAGGCAAATCTGCAAGGCGCATGGGCCGCGTCACCAAGCGCAGCTTCGGCGACCTCTCAAATGGCATCATCGATCTGCTCGATGGCATCGGCCTGCTGGGCAATGGCTTTGGCGCCCTGGTGCGCCGTGGGCAGAACTTAGGGCAAGCCACCAGCCGGCTCAGCGGCAACATGACGAACATGGCTGCCGCCGGATATCAAACCGGCCAAGGCATGCGCGGCGCGGCCGGTGGAATGCACGCGGCCGGTGCCGGCGCCAGAGTGGCCGCAGGAGGCATGGCCACCCTGATGGCGGTGCTCTTGCCAATTATTGCCGTGGTGCTCGCTGTCGTGGCAGCATGGAAGGCAATGACGGGAGTTTTCAGCGCCTTCAAGACTGGTGTTGGCCTAGCGGCCACCTTTGAGCAAACCAGCGTGGCCATGGAGGTCATGATTGGAAACGGCGAGCGGGCGGCATCCATGCTGGACGAGATTACAGAATACAGCAACATCACGCCGCTCGAGCCTAAGCAGCTCGAGGAGACAGCCAAGACGCTGCTCAACTTTGGCATAGGGGTTGAGCAGGTGATGCCAAACCTCAAAATGCTGGGCGATGTTTCCATGGGCAATGCCGAGAAGCTGAAAAGCTTGACCATCGCTTTCGGGCAGGTTTCGAGCAACGGCAAGCTCATGGGCCAAGACTTGCTGCAGTTCATCAATGCAGGATTCAACCCGCTGCTGGTTATGTCGCAGCAAACGGGCAAGAGCATGGGCGAGCTTCGCGAGGCGATGAGCAAGGGACGGATCACAACCGCCAACGTGGCCTCAGCCTTTCAAGTGGCCACCAGCAAGGGCGGCCAGTTCTATCAGATGTTGCAAAAACAATCGGGCACTTTTGAAGGTAAAATGAGCACCATGCGCGGCCTCTGGGACAACCTGCTGCGCAAGATGGGCGAGCCGGTGCGCGACTCAATCAAGCCGATTCTGGATGGCCTCATCAAACTGATTCAAGAGCTCACCCCGGCAGCCGTGAGGTTCGGGCAAATCGTCGGCAACTCCATCAGCATGCTGACCGAGGCTTTCCGCACTGGAAAGATGACCAAGCTGCTGGGTTTGGCTTTGCTGGCTGCAGCCGAAAAGTATTATCTGGCAATGCTGCGGGCGCTTGCAAAAACCGGTGATTTTGCGAACCGAGTGGCAATGACGTTGCTCGAATACCTTGGGGAAAAGATGAAGCAAACTATCGGCAAAGCTTGGAGCGCAGTCAGTGAGTTCATCAGAAAAAACGGCTGGAATTCATTTAGAGTGATCATCGATAAAGTCAAAGGTGGTTTCAGCACTGCATTCAATTTTGTCGCCAACATTTTGAAAAAGGCCGTCAATATGATCCTCATTAAAATGTCTCAAGCGATTGCCAAAATGGCCATGTTTGCTGCGCGCTTTGGCATCGGAAAAGCAGAGGGTGAGCTGCCGCAGCTCAACTTGCTTTCGCTCGCTTACAACAAAGCCGTTGAGGTGGATGAAGTGATCAGCGGTTGGGGCAAAAAGGATGTCAATCTATCGGATATTTGGGAGAGCCGATCAGGCAAGGGCCCTCTCGAGAGTGCGCTTGACATGTTTGGAACACCCGCGCAGGACATGTTCAACAGCGAGGCGGGCAGCCTCGTCGATGACGCCAAGAACCGAAAACCGCAGGCCTTCGGGGCCGAGGAGCGGAACACGGGCCCGCTTGATTTTGAGCTGGGCGGCCCCAACAAGAAGGATAAAAAAGAGAAAGGCCCAAAAGAGAAAGACCCAAAAGAGGCCTTCAATGATATGCTCAGCCAGATGGGGAACCTCAAGGATAATGTGGATGATTTCGCAGCCAACACTCTGGGCGAGCTGCAGAACGGTTTCTCTAATGTTTTCGGATCGATTGCCCTGGGCGCCAAAGATGCGCGCACCGCCTTTGTCGACATGGCCAATGCCATCATAGGGCAGATTGTGCAGATGATCATCAAGCTTTCCATCCAGCTGGCTCTCACTAAAGCACTCGGTGGCGCAGGTGGAGGTGGAGCCGGTGGCAGCATCGTTTCAGCCATCGCCGGCATCCAAAAGCAGCACAGTGGCGGCACGGCCGGCGGCGTGGGCGTGGGTCGCAGTGGCCTTGGCCGCTTTGACAGCGGTGGCATTACCTCGAGCGAGGCAGCCATCAAGGTGGACAGAAATGAAACCGTTTTGACAAGGCGCCGCAGCGAGGAGCTCGAGATGGAGCTTAGCAACAAGCGCACCGGCGAAGGCGAAGGCAAGCAGCAGCAGGCGCCGACTCAGATTATCAACGTGGTTGATCCCTCCATGATCCAAGATGCTCTGGCAGCCAATCCCGATGCCGTGGTGAATGCGATCAGCCGGCGCAGCTCAGCGGTTCGCCAGCTGATGTCGAGAGGGGGCGGCCGTGGCTAACGCAAACACGCTCGACACGACCCCGCTCGAGCTGGCCATCCTGCCTGACTGGGCCATGGGCGTGGAGTGCTCGCTACAGTTCGCCAGCACGGTGCAGCGCAGCTGGGGCGGCCGTGACCAGCGGCAGAGGAAACGGCACAAGGGCCTGCGGCGCCAGAGCTACGTGCACACGGGCATGACACCCACCGAGGCCCGCAGCAGGCTGCTGGCTCTCAAGAGCGAGGTCAGGACGCCACTCTATGCGCCTTTTTGGCCCGATGGCATCACGTTGTCCACCATGGCCAGCGCCACGGTGCTGACAGTGGATGTGGCGCCAGTGGAGGGCGAATGGAATGACCTCGATAAGATTTACATTTGGAGCGAGGCCACGGGCGGCGAGTTTCGCGACTTCGCCTCAATCAGCGGCCGAGAAATCACGCTGACAGGAGCCGGCACCATCTACGCGGCGCCCGCCTTCGTCTTTCCCAGCCCTGTCCAGCTGCGCGAAGTCGATCAAGGCATGGTGCAGCCCATCGACATCCTCGAAGGAACCGAAACCGTCAACATGCGACTGCTATGAGCTGGCAAGCCTATGAGATTTTAAACTTTGCGCCTGATTTCACGCGCAACCCGAAGCAAGGCGTTGCAAACTCGGGCCGCTTTGACATGCAGCTCGGCATGGTGCCCCAGTTCGCTGAGTGGGCAGGCACGGCCGACCTTTCTTTCTCTTTCGAATACCGGATGAGCTCGGTGGCTGATTTCACATCGCTGCGCGAGTTTCTAAACCGCCAAAAGGGCAAGTGGGGCGCCTTCTACGTGCCCAGCTGGCTGCCGGACCTTGACCTGCAGGCAGCAGGCACGGCAGGCGATACATCCATCACGGTGGCCGAGGCCGGCATTGCTGAGCTCACCGAGAGCCGCCCCGACACCGACAAGCGGGCCATCTTCATCCTCTCGACCGATGGCGACCTGCAGGTGCGCTACGTCACGGCCGCCACCAACAGCGGAGGCAATGAAATTCTCACACTGAGCACCCCACTGGGCACCAGCATCGTGGTGGGTGAAACCATGGTCGGTTTCTGCCACCTAGTGCGCCAAGCTGATGACACCGCCACTTTCAAGCTCGATGCACCTGGCAAGGCATCGATCACCCTTTCGATGGTCACGGTGCGCAACCTGCGGCGCATCGAAGCAGCAGCCACGGTGGACAGCGAGGAGATCAGCAACATGAAGAAATTCGAGACGGTGAATGCCGAGGATCTCGACCCGATCTTGCTGAGCTACGTGACACCCACGGCCAAGGGGCCCACCACCTACGGCAGCGCCACCGGCATCAACTACGCCACCGACTGGGATGCTCAATACGTGGCAGGGCCCACCGTGAGGCTCACCGAAACAGCCGGCGCCGTGGTCACTGATACCACTCTCTACGATGACACGATTGCGCGCGACCACCTGACTTTTTGCTTTGATCCGCTCAGCCTCGAGATTCTGGCATGGCAGAAAAGCCTCACGCTCATCAGGGCCCGCTGGTTTTCCTCTGGAGTGCCGCAAGAGCTCGAGTGGACAGGGCTGAGCCCCGTGGCTTTTAACACGTGGATAGTCGACGGCGTGCATGTGGCGGGGGATGCCGAGTCGGTCATCTTCTACATCAAGCCCGGCTACAGCACGATTTTCTGTCGGATCTTTGCTGATGGCTTCTCGGTCGAATACAACTTTATCACCACCCCCGTGCCGCCTCTCTACTTGCACAAAGTGAGCGCCAACATGGGCAGGATTGAAATCAGCGGCATGGATGCCACCCACCGCAGAGCCACGTGGATCAGTGAGGCCTACCTGCCACCGCTCGGCGATCCTTTCGCAGTCGGCCTCGAGATAGTAACGGGCGAGTTTGCGCTGCGCGTATTCAGCACGGGCCCGCAGGGCGATGAGCATGGCGGCACGCTTTCACTGGATGCCGTAACGGGCGAGTATAAAAGCACCATCATCCCCGCAGCTGATGGCGATGAGCACGGCGGCACGCTTTCACTGGATGGCGTGACGGGCGAATATGTGACGCGCATTTTCACATCCAGCGTCATGAACACCCACAACGGCGAACTTGCATTATCTGGCGGGGCCTATACTATCCGCATCAGAACCACCGCAGCAGGCGATGAGCATGGCGCATCACTCTCACTAGAAACAGGAACTTATGAAATCCCCGCACCGTAAAAAATCCCCGCATTTGATCGCTCAGGAAAACCGCCTTGGCGGCGAAGTGGTCTGCCGAGTGCTGCGCGCTGATGGCAGCATCAAGAGCACCACCGAACCGAGGAAAAACCTTGTGCTTTATCCCGGCATCGAGGCGGCGTTGAGTACCACTCAAAACTGGGTTCGACAGCTAAAATATGCCCATGCAGGCACGGGCACCACGCCCAACAGCGCGGCGTTGGACGGCACTTTTGCGAGAGCTGGCACGACCGTGACACGCTCCACAGGCACGGGCACTTTTGCGGTTGGAGACATTGGCAAGGTGCTCAAATTTGGCAGCGGAGAGGAGGCTTACATTTCCGCATTTACCAGCAGCACCGAGGTGACAACCCGAGAGAGCGGAACGATCGCAGCCACCACGGTTGACCTCTGGAACACGGCGCGCACCGCACTCGAGGCAGAGGTGCAGAAAACGACCGTGAATGACGGCTCTGCAGGCGCAAATGAAATCACTGACGACAGCGCGCTGGGCGAGGTTTATTACAAACAGACATGGAATTTCCCCGTGGAGGTTGGCTCTGTTTCTTATACAGAAATCGGCTTCTCACCAGTCACCCAACTCTTTGCAAGAATCGTGCTTGGCACGGCCGTGACGGTTGGCATTGGAGAGCAGCTGCAAGTGCAATACACGCTCACTTGCAAGGCGGGCAATTTCCTTACATCCACGGCAGTGCTGCCAGTGATCACCGGCTGGCCCTATCCCTACACGATAAGCAGCATCACTCACAGCGGCACATCTTTCGACATCACCACTAGCATCGCGCACCATTACAGCGCAGGCGATGAGATCAACATCTCGAACGCTCTGCCAGTGAAGGCGAGTATCTCAAGCATCAGCTCCACCGTTTCTGACTTCACGGTCACCACCGGCTCGGCTCATGGCTTCACTGCTGCGGATTCCATTGAGATCGAGGACTGCACGGTGGGCGCCTACAATGGCACATGGACGGTCGCCAGCGTAGGATCGACAACCGAGTTCACCGTGACGAGCGCAGCGAATCCCGGCTCGGCAAGCGATGGCACTTCGCGCCTTTCCACGCCTGGAACTTGGTACAACGGCACCCACACGATTGCCAGCATCCCATCGGCCAGCGTGGTGCGCGTCACTGACGGCACGCTCACGATTGACGCAGGGGAGGGCGATCTTGAGGGCTCACTTGCAGGCAATGCACGGCTGGCTGGCAGCTACGCATTTAAAGCGCCAAATTTTCCTATTGGTGGAACAACTGGCAACGAGGGCGGAGTGCTCGAACCGATTTCAGCTTCACTTTTCCGAGCAAAAGCAGTGAACGAGGCAGGTGTTGCTGGTGGCCTTGTTGGCCTTGGGAATACTCCAAGCACGCCATCCTCCGTGTTAGCCACACGCGGCGAGTCTCGCACGCTTGATCTGGCCGACCATTCTGCAGTGCTGACAAAAATCTTTGATACCGACGAAGCCAACTGGACGGATCTTCGGGGGATCAATTTTGAGGGAACATCGCTTGGATATGCGCTTTTGCAGGTCATCTTTGACCAGAACCAACGCAAGGACAATGGCTACTCGCTCGAGGTGGGCATCAAACACAGCTTCAGACCAACACTAGAATGAGCCGCAACACCGCCATAGCGGGCGAAGATTCGAGGCCCGCACTCGAGCCTATTTTCTGCTACGCTATCCGCGATGATGGCGCCGGCCAAAACTACTTTCTGGCAAACTGGGATGGCCCTATTGCCATCAGTGGAATGCCGGCCAAGTGGGGAGGCGCCGACCCTCAAACCTTCGCCAGCGCATCGATCAGCCACGGCGCAGTGGAGAGAGTCAACGGGCTGCAGGGTGGCGTCTTTCCTCTCACGTGCAGGATTCACGACCTGCAGGATCTGAGCCGATATCTGATCTTTGGCATGATCCCGAAAATCGAGGTTGCGGTCATCAAAGTGAGTGGCGGCATCGGCCGCGATGGGGCAACGGCCGTTTGGGATGTCGACACCGAGGTGCTGCACAGCGGCGTGGGCCGCGATTACCGAGTGCAAGATTATTCAATTCAGCTCGACTGTCAGCCTGAGCCCATGCTCTCGGCTCACTCAATCCCTCGTTGGCGTAGCTCGCGCACTTGCAACCATGCACTCTACAGCGGGGCCTGCGGCGCCGTGCGCACCGATTTTGATTTTGGTAATGCCATCACGGCCATCAACCTTGACAACCGGCAGGTGACCATCAGCGGCCAGAAAGCGGGCGTGGCTGCCAGCCATTGGCGGCAGGGCGTGCTTGTCCACATTGCCAGCGGCACGCGCCTGACGATCCTGCAGGCCGAACACGTGGGCAGCGACACCGTGGTGCAGCTTCACCAGTGGAGCCCCGACTTGACCGTCACTGATTCTGTCAGCCTTTTTGCAGGCTGCGATCACACGGCCGCCACCTGCGAGCTCAAGTTTAACAACCTCGCAAATTTCGGCGGATTCCCGCTAGTTCCCAACAAAAACATCAATCTCCATGGAGTGGAATAACAAGCAAATCAAGGCAGCCATGATCGAGCTGGAAAGCTGGCGAGGGCTGCGCCACATTGACCGGCGCGCCGCCCGTGGCCGAGGCATTGACTGCATCCACTTAGTTTTTCAAACGTGGTTCGCGGCAAGCCTTATGAGCGAGGAAAAGCTGCCAAGCTACTCTATCCGCTGGGGCCTCGCAAGCCCCGTCAACCTCATGGCCAGCGCCTTGGATGAGCTGCTGCATGTGGCCCGCCTGCCAAACGGCATCCCTCAGATGGGCGATGCCGTCATCTGGCCCTGCGGCCGGCAATCAAATCATTGCGGCGTGGTGGCGCCCTTCTCACTCGAGGCCATGGATGGCCCTCTGGCAGTGTGGCACGTTATGAAGGGCGGCCAAGTGCACCCAACCCCACTTTTGCCAGTGGTGCGCAAGGCGCAGGAGCTGGTGCGCGTGTTGGATTACGGATGGAAAACTGAGCCGGCGCAGGTGCAGCTCTCAAGCTTGGAGGGCACGGCATGAGCAGCAACAGCGTGGGCGCAATGGTTGGTGGAATCGTTGGCGGCGCCATCGGCATGATGGTTGGCGGCCTGCCTGGCGCCATTTATGGTTTCTCTATCGGCGCCACGGCCGCGGGGCTCATCTTGGGCCCAGAGCAGCAAGAGAACACAATCAAGCCGGACGAGCTCACGGTGCCCACCTCGAGCGAAAGCCAAACGCTGCCGGTGATCTTTGGAACCAGCCGCCTTGCTGGCAACCACATCGCGATTGACCGCGGCAGCTTCCAATCAATAGCCATTGAATCAGAATCTTCTCAGGGCGGCAAGGGTGGCGGCGGCGGCGGCGGCGGCGGAACAGCTGGTTATAAATACCGGCTGACATGGCAGACCGCACTCTGCATGGGCCCAGTCGATGAGCTGGTGAAAGTGACGGCCACGCCCGGAGAGGACAACGTGCTATGGCGAGAGAAAACCAGCCGCATCACGGGCCTTTTCAACATCACGGTCAGCAACGACAGAATCAGCGGCTTGGCTGGCACCTTTTCCAACCTCACGCTGGGCGCCGAGGCCTATGTTGTGGGCACTGTAGTTCTCGAGAACAACGGCTCGCGCGGTTTGATCACCACGATTGCAGGCGATGGCAGCTGGATCGAATTGACGGCTGGCACCTTTCAAGGGGTTGATGAGGTGGCACCCAGCTTGATCATTCAGATTACGGACATCCAAGGCAGCCAGTCATTCGGTGGATCGGCCATCTCGACCAGCCTCAGCGGCAAAGAGGAGGACAGCGGCAACGTGACCATCTACAGTGGAAACGACACGCAAACGGGCCGGAGCATAGAGGGGCGCATCTACAACTATCGACATATCTGCTACGTCCATTATTCCAATTTTCAAATCGGGCAGCAGCCGGCGCCCCGTGGCTATCTTTATGAGCTGCGCCGCTTTCCAGTGTGCAAGGACTCAGCCGGCGCCGTGGTGGCTGGCATCAAAACCCGTGGCAGCCTCAGCGGCACGGATGATGAATACTATGACGCCAACCCTGCAGCGGTGCTTTGGGAAGTGATGACGAATGAAATCTGGGGCAAGGGCATGAGCGCCGACTTGCTCAACCAGAGCGATTTTGAAACGGCCTCAACCTACTACGCCACAAAGCGCATCGGCATGTCGACCTCTATGGGCTCAGGCAATGGCCTCGAGCAGCTCGTTGGGCAGCTCAAGGGCGTCTTCGGGCTGGCCGTCTGGTGGGAAGGCGATGCACTGCGGTGCCGCGTGGTCTGGGACCGTGACAATGCTTACAGCCCCCGCACCCGCATCGATGATGATGATATAATTGGCACCCCTACCATGAACCGGCCCACCATCGTGCAGGCCGTCAATGAGCTGCGGCTGGACTTCACCAACCGCATCAACAACTACCAGAAAGAAACCGTCACGGTGCAGGATCTCGGCAGCATCGAGGAGCTTGGAGCCGTGCGCAGTGAGCGCATCAATGGTGTCGAGATTGGCACGCGCCGAGCCGCTGAGCTGCTCGGACATCGCCTCATTCGCGAACTGGCCTATCAGCCCGCCCAGCTGCAGCTTGTCGTGCATCGCACGTTTGCCAACCGTGGGATTGGCGAGTTCATCGAGCTCTACTGGCAGGCCTGGCGCACCGGTGGAGGCTTCACGACCTTCTGGCGCCTGGAGGGCATCAACGACACGGAAACCGAAAGCAATCAGGTCACCCTCACGCTGGTCGAGGATCTTACGCCACCGCGCGAGATGGAGAAATTACAGATTTCACGGCGCCCATCATTTCGCTCGATGTGGACACGCCCCTAACAGATGACAAGTTTGGCGGCATCGATTACACGACCACGCAAGAGCTCGAGGCCCTGACGCCGGTGCTGATCGACGAGCCCAACATCTGGGTTTCGCGTGGAGTGCGCGCAGTGGCCTGCGCCATCCAGCGCCGCAGTGGAGGCATCCAAAGCATCACGCTCGGCTTTGCAGAGGCAGCCACGCTCGACTATCGCACGCTTGGAGTGCTTACCCCCTTCTCAATCACGGGCCATCTGCTGGATGATGTGGCCGCCACTGGGCCAAAACACATCAGGCAGCCAGCTGCCCAGTTCCGCATCAGCCTCAATGCCGAGAGCCGAGATGCCGCCGACCTACTGAGCGCCGCCTCTTTGGTTGCCGTGAGCACTGATGACATGAGTGATTTATCAGCCCGCCCGCAGTCCATGATGGCCGTGAATGGCGAGCTTTTCCGCATTGGCTACGTGGAAGAAACCGGAACAAACGAATACACGGTGCGCGCAGCCCTGCGCGGCGAGGAGGGCAGCGAGCAAGTGGCCCACACGACTGGCGACAATATCCACTTTTTTGAGTCGTATGTTTTGAGCCGCTACAATGTGGCCGGCTCAGTGATTCCAATCGATGAGGCTCTCAAGTTCCGCTTGCAGCCAAACGCGGCCGGCGGCACTGGAGAGGTCACGATCGTTGACGGGCCCGACAGCCTTGGGCTGGATGGCACCAGCATCACGCCACGCCCTGCAAGTTTCAAATCAGCAACTCGCGCAGCACTTACATGGAGCATCGCCATCAGGCCGGTGATCCACTGGGGCGGCGCCGGCTATGGGCCAAACCTAGAGAGCGAACTGCTCGAGGTGCTGGACACGATTGACCCGCTCAGACTACGCATCGAGCGCAGCTTCGGCGACAGCGTGACGGTGAACGAGTATTTCGACGCGGGCGCTGAAACAAGCGGCAACCTCACGGTGACCCGCTGCGCCTACATCCCGCAGGTTCTCGGCGATGCAGAAACTGGCTTGATTGAAATCGATTTAACGATGGATACAACCAACCCCGCATCGGTGAACATTTACCAGCGATACGGTGGGCGCGAAAGCGAAGCCCTTACCATAGCAGCACCATAGCAGCACCATCCACCACTAAAGCATTTGATCTTGGATTCAGTGACGGATTCAGTTAAACCCTTTTCATCATGGCCGACAACACGGCAGCAGCATGATCATGTAAGAATAAAAAATTATGGCTTTAACAACACACTTGAATCTTGAAACCCACGGCGCTGGCACCGTGGGCCTCAATGGCATCATCGACTCAAACTGGGCCCGCTTGGATGAAATCTTTGACCCTGCTCTGGCCAGCTCCGATGCAGCTTATGAGGCCATCTGGAAAGCCGTGGTTCGCAGCGCCACCGACCCGACAACGCAGCATGCAGCCATCAGGTGGAACACCGTCACGGGCAAGCCTGAGTGGCAGGAGGGGTTTGCAACGGCAGCCTATGCGGCCAGCCTTGCTCTGGATGCCGCCGATGGCGACCTGCAGAGCCTCACGCTCTCGGGCGCCATCACCTTGCTGAGCATCGAAAACCAGCGAGCAGGCGGTCAGATCCGCGTGATCATTGTTGCAAGCGGAGGCCCGCACAACTTCACTTTTCCAGCAGGCTGGGTTTTTGTGGGTGCCGCTGCACCTGCCAGCATCGCATCCGGCAAGCGTGCCATCCTGAGCCTCTATTTCAAAGGCGCCGCCGATACTGATGTGACAGCTGAATACAGCGTCGAGCCATGAGCACTGAAACTCTCATTTTTACTGAGACGCGCATTTTCCAAGAGAGCGCCATTGGCACCGGCACGGCCACCGGCAACGTGCTGGCCATGCCACTGGTCAGCGCAGCCGCCAAACACAACCACCAAGCCATCGAGGGATCAATGGATGCCTTTCGGCACCCGAGCGAAAAGCTGCCCATTCACACATCCTACCAGCTGCGCACCAGCCACGTGGTCAACCCCGCTTTTGCCGGCTGGCTCATCGAGCAGCATCTTGTCAGCGGAAAGCTGCGCAGGCTCGAGGCACCCAAGCCGAGCTTTGCAATGCAGTATGAGCTCGAGGATGGCGACTTGGTTGAGTTTCGAGGCGTGCACCTTACCGAGCTGCAAATCAGCGGCACGGAAAGCAGGACGGTCACGATGGAATGCTCATGGGTTGCCAGTGAGCGCAACACGGCCGCAGGCGCTCTCGAAGCATTGAGCGGCACCTTGGGCCTCACTCGGCACGTTAGCAGCCTGGAGAGTGCCGCAGCGATCCAAACGGCAGCCCTTGATGGAGCCGACCCCCGCACCGTGAACGGCATCCCCATTCATGCTTTCGAGTTCATCATGGCACGTGACGTCACGCCGGCCCTGTTCAGCCCCTTCGGAAATGCTCAGCGCATGCTGCAGGGCCCATGGGCAGCAACCGGTGAAATCAGGCTGCCGGCCTCAGCCCTCACAGAAAGCGGGTTCGACATAAACTCAGGCGCCTGCGGCATCTGGATCGGGCCCGATGGCTCGGACCTTGCACTGGAAAGCAGCGCCGTGACCTCGCGAACGATCAACGAGCCACTGCAGGGCGAAGGGTTCCGCGAACACTCGCTTGCTCTGCAGTATCGAGCCGCAGCTGACGGCACCCTTTTGACGCTTATCAATAACACTTAACGAAATAATCGTGACATGGCGCGCGCCTTTTGTATAGAATCACCGCAGAAACTCATGGCCAATCCAACAATATCAATCGTAGAAAAGCCGAGCCTCTCATGGACGCTAAACCTTGGACTCAAATTTGTGCTGTTTTCGATGCCTGTTTTCTTTGCCTGGGTGGGATGGGTCAGCAGCAGCATCATCGCCGAGGGCAAAGAAGATGCAGCACAAGATGAGCGCATCAAGTATCTCGAGCAGTCAAGCGACACGGCTGAGGCCATGCTCTCTCGAGTGGGCGACCTCGATGTGATTGAGGAGAGGATCAAGAACAACCAGCGCAAGCTCGACAGCGATCTGGGCTCACTCAAGGACAGCCTGACGGAAATCAAGACCGAGATCAGGGCCCAGCGCAACCACGCTCACCCGAACGGATAACGAATCTATGAAAAACAACAAAACACTAGCTGCACTTGCAGCACTCGCAGCCGCCATGATGGTTGCCCTTTCAAGCTGCGCCAATTTTGGCGAGGGCTATAGTTTGCCAATCGACATTGGCGTGCAGTATGAAGTCGAACAAGGCCTTTACATCACCGCCACCCAGCTGCCCGCTGGAGGCTGGGACATCGATGTGGAGGGCACCGGCAACGTGAACGAAAACCTCGAAGTGATCGACGGCATCGTTTATCTCAACAGCCCGAAGACCAACACGATTTACAAGATCGAAACGCCGAAAGAAGGCAAGCCGATCATCACGGTCATCACCGGCAGGGACTCACCAGAGCCCGAAATCATCCCCGCCAAGTAAGCGGGCCCACGCTTAAAACCAAAACCCCGAATAGTTATGTCTGATAAACGCAAAGGGCTCATTCGAGAGCTCATTTTCTCACTGGCCGCCTTGGCGGTTTCCTTTGATCTTCTGGCCGACAGCCAAGTGGACAATCTGGCCGCTCTGGCCATCGCTCTCACGACTTTGGTCTGGGGCATCGCAGCCAAGACCACCGCAGGCGCCAAGCTGGTTTCAATGACCCGCAAGGTCATCCAATCCCTGCCGCCCGTTCTCGTCATGTTCAGCGTGGTCGACCCCACTCAAGCGGCCGCTCTACAAGGCGCGGCACTTGTCATCGTGACTGCATGGAGCCTGCGCAGCAATGATTAAGCGCCGGCGCAGCGTGGCCAGCCCAGAGGCACTTGATGCCATCTCTGGGCTCATGCTTATCAAGGGCAGCTGGAAGGCCGCCCTTGTCCTGGCTGTTGCTCGGCCAATCATTGAGCAGGTGGTCAAAGTCATCACCGAGCGAGCCAAGCAGCGAGGCCTCATCAAGCCAGAAGACTGGGAGGCCTTTGATGGAGTGGCGCACCGAGTGCTGCACCAAACCCACAAGAGCAAAGGTGGCAAAAAAGTCACGGTGAAGCTCAGAAAGCCAAAACCATGAAGCCAAACACCGAGCACCGCAAGCTGGCCCAAACCTTTGTCAACTTGGCCATGCACGGCCGCATTCAGCGCCTGCAGGCAGATGGCATCATCGGGCCAAAATCAATCAAAGCTTTTGAGGACTTTCTGGGCATCGATCTGCCACCCAACCGGCTGGTGGCTGGCGTCATCCAGAAGCTCACGCCCTCGCTAAAGCTCGACTACTGGTGGGGCCCTGACACCGAGCACGCGGCCGACAAGCGGCTGGACGAGATCCATGGCCGGCCAGAGTATGACCGGCCAGATGAAGACCCAGCGGCCGCAGATGAGCCCCGCTGCTGGAAGCCGACAGACCGGCAAATGATTTCTGAGTATGGTCCACCCGGCACAAACCTCTCAACCATCGCGGTGCCCTTCCCGCTTCGCCTTTCATGGGATAAAAGCTGCATCGTTTCCCGCATCACCATCCACTCGAGCCTTGCTGACCGAGTGGAGGCAGCCCTGCGAGAAATCAAAGGCGCTTACAGTTTCGAGGAGCGGCGCAACCTTGGCATTGATCTTTATGGCGGGGGATTCAACCGGCGCAAAAAGCGGGGCGGCTCTACATGGTCGGCGCATGCTTTCGGCGCAGCTCTCGACTGGAACCCTGCAGCCAACCGCCTGCGGTGGGGCCGCGATAAAGCAGCCCTTGCTGGGCCCGAGTTCGATGCATGGTGGGCAGCTTGGCACCGGCAAGGCTTCATTGGTTTGGGCCCTTGCTATGATTTTGACTGGATGCACGTGCAGGCCAACCCCATGAGCGGGGCCAACTTGTAGGGGCTGAGGGCGGCAACTCCACCCCTGCAGAGGGCGCCCAGCTTAGGGACTGGGCGCCCTCAATGGCCGGCCGTTAAAATACCGCGCAAAGAAAAGTGCGCTTTTGGTGCTTTTTTTGCTTGCCACTCATCGGGTTTGCGCTCACTTTATGCGCACGATGGAACACGAAAACGAAGATTTGCGCATGCGCGAGGCCCTGGAGGGCGAGCTGCGGCAACACTCAACAGGCGGCGAGCTCTCACGAATTGAGGCAATCGACCGCCAACGCGCCGGCACTGACCCGCGTGATTATTCTCTGGAAGAAGATTTGCGCTGGAGTGCCGGCGTGGCTGATTCCGAGCTTATAGACTAAACCAAAAAAACACAATGAAACCATACAACCTAACTGAGCTTATCGATGCAGTCGATGGGCAACCACTACCACTCGTCCGAGGCGAATTGACCTCGCTCTACGATTACAAATCAGGCAGCAGCCCGCAGGGCGACTGGAGCATCCAGAACGGCGCCATAAGTGACGGCAACGCCACGGTGCCGGTGCAATTCAAAAACCGCGATGCGCTCGACCCCAGCTT